CATCAGACGTGACATAATGTCTTGACCGGATTCAGGTGTGATACCTGCTTCTGTGGTCTGGGTCATCCTCTTGTATGCAGCAATGTCTGCTGGATCTGTGTTCGGTACTGCCTGGTTCGACTCGACGCTCAGACCGAATACATCGGCATTAGCTTCAAGCCATTTAGACACGGACTCTTCAGTTGGGTCAATGTCCGATGGGATAAATGAAGAGATCTTCTGATTTACCCCGCGAGCTGCGAGGGCATCCTTGATTGCTCTTTCACGTTGCGCCTTGTTAAGTCCTTCGAACTGAGCACGAAGCTCTTGTAGTTCTTTGTCCTTTTGCTTGGCTGCTTTGCGTAGTTGTTTTACAAGGTCATTACTCGATGAATCCTGTGTGAAGTCATCGTCGTCATCCTCGTACTCGTAATTGGACATAGTCCATCTCCCTATCAGTTGTTTGATTGACGCAGGCCTCATACTCCTCTGGGGAAAGGGTATGGCTCCTACTCCTGGTATTGATATCACTCCACTGGGCCAGTCGTTCCAGTGGCAGGCTTTATAGGTTTCCGGCTCGTTCTCGTGCTAAGGCACCGACACCAGATTGACCGCTAAATGCTGCAGTCTCAAGTGATGTAAGTTTCTTGCGTTGACGTGCGGCTTCTGCAGATCCTGCAAGATTAAATACTTCTTGCTCTGCTTGTACTTGTCCGTAAGGACCTTGTCGGTAAATGTCTGAAAGCATTGAACCACGTGGTGCAACTTCAGCAACAGTCTGGTATCCCTGTTGCGCTTGCTCTTTAGTAACACCATATCCTGCTAGTTCTTCTGCACGGCTAAGACCTGTCTGTAATCCTTGTGCCATAGCAGCACCACCGATTTCAGCAGCTGTTACCTTGCGTTGAATGTTCTTAATAGCGTTCTTTGGGTCAAGTGTATAAGCCAAGATATCGCCATTAGTAATGTCTGGATAGAACTCTTTGAGCGCTCGTGATACTTCTGGGTTAGCGTTGATAACACGGTTCTGTGCTGTCATAATTCTATCTTCTAATTCAACAGCAGAGATGTCGTTAGCAATAAACTTTTCAAATCCTTCTTGACGACCCATCTCACCCTTAGTGTAATAGGTAGCAGGTAATCCGTACTGACGCATAATGTTTTGGTACTGATCTTCAAGACCGATATACTCAGCCTCTGAGATAGCACCTAATCCTTGAGCAATGCGTTGAGCATTAGCGGCAAAGCGGCGCTTATACGCATCTGTTTGACGCAAGCGAATAGTAAATTCTGAAGGAGATACATTCTCTTGTACGAGTCCTTTGATTCCTTCTACAAGACCACCAAGACCGTACTGGTTAAATTGTTCAAATAGAAGATCGTAGGCAGATTTACGTTCTTCTTGTGCTAAATTTCTTTGCGCTGCGGTAAGAGATGCAGTAGCTCCATCTCCAGTTGTTCCTCCACCTACACCAATACCAGAACCGGTTTCAGTATCTCCACCAACAGATGAAGCATATTCTTGTGCGCTTACTGCGCTACCGTTGACATAGTATTGACCTGATGTTGATACACCAGTTACTTTACCTGAACGCATAGCAGAGTCTGTACGCAGTGCTGATTGGTCACCCTTATAGACATTAGATGCTTCAGGTCCCAACTTTGCAAGCATTGGCTCTAAGCCTTTAAGTGTTGTTACAAAGTCTTTAGCCTGCGCTGCAATACCAGCATTACCGGCTTTCTTAGCGTCCTTATAAAGTTTTTGTGCGTTAGCAATAGCAGAAGGTAAATCTGTTTTAGCACCAGCAAGTGACTTTGTATATTCGGTTTGGGTTTTAGCCTGTGCTTTACCCTCTACCGCAGCAGCACGCTTTCCCGCTGCTTTAGTACTTTCGTCTACAGCCATCGTCTACCCCTGGAATCCAAAGTCCTTGAGGACCTTTAGTGCTACGTCGGAAACTTCTTCTCGTGCATTGTTTGTATACTGCCAGCGTGGGTCTTTACGAAGAGCACGTTGGAATTCATAGATTGACATTTCTTTATCTGGACCGATAGCACCACGAAGTGTAGGATCATCAAGAGAAATAGTATTTGGGTTAACTTCTAAAACAGTAGCCATTGTATTTCTGTATGGAGCATATACTGTTTCAAGGTCAACACCTTCATCAATTAACTTGCCTACGTTTTCTGGTAGACCACGCTTTGCTACATTGCGGATAAGTTGCTTGAAAGTATCAAGGCTCTCACCTTGGTTGATTCGCTGAACCCAGTTATCAACATCACCAAATATGTTCAAAGAAAGACCGTTAGCCTTAGCTGTCTTCTCTAGGATAGCCTTAGTTTCAAGTACTTTATTCTCTTTGAGTTGCTTGTACTCTGGCTTCTTTACAATGATATCGGTAAGGAATTGTTCCTCATCAAGACCGCCTGTAGTAACGGCTGTTCTAATGCCATTGATTACTTTGTACTTTGTGACGCTTGCTGACTTAGCCTTCTCTTGAGCCTTCTTCAGTTTAGTTGAATATTCAACTATTTCTTCAGGAGTAGCATCACGCTTGAGTACGCTCTTAACAACATCATTAACAAAAGACTTTGCCTTGGTTGGGTCAAAGATTGTCATTTGAGCATATGGATCATAGCTCTGGGTATTACTTGATTCAGCCTCACCAGCTGCCTCATTCTTAAACCAGTTCAGGTAATATTCTGGTGTGAATGCAACACCGCTTTCTGCTGCAGCATTTTGTGCTGTTGCTTCTGCTTCCTCTGCTGCTCTAATAAAGTCTTCTGTAACTCGTCCACTTAATGGAACTTTCTTGCCAATTGAATTCAGACGTTTTGCTTGTGCAATTCTTTCGTCCTTAGATAATCTTTCAAGACGAACACGCATAGGAACATAAGCATTGTCTCCAGTTGTAGACTCAGCAAAGGTAGAGTTTGGATTGAATCCACCACTTGTGGTCGTTGACTGAGGGATTGTCTTGATTCCCCAAGGTGCTGTTGTCAATTTACTCCCCTATCAACTTAGAAAATAGAACAGTGTAAGCGCTGTTAGCACTCTCATTACTTGCTGCTATCTTCTTTAATTGTTCTTTTGCCTGGAACTTTAGTCTCTCTTTTGCTGAGAGTTCAAAGTCTGAGTTGCCTTGAATGGAATCTCTTTGTAGAAGATACTGGTCATAGACAGACTTCATATTACGTAAAGCACTTAATGACTTAGGTTCAACTGTAACAGTTGGGTCGTTAAGCATTAATGAAAGGTCTGCATAGGCTCTTTCACGTCTTGCTTTTACTTTACTGCCTTCAGTCATTTGCTCTTTAAGCAATGGACGCATATTCATATATTGCTTTGACCAAGCATCCCACTTCTTGCGTAGGTCGCGCTTTCCAAAGTCAGAGTAGATTGCTTGAAGTCTATTCTCATAGTCATCCTTTTGAGAATAGTAGAATTCACTATCCTTTGCTACCTGAACTTCACGCATAAAGTCGTCAATTGATTTTGACTCCTTGATGCCTGACTTGTATAGCAACTTATATGCGTTGAAATCAAACTTACCGGTATTAGGCATCAAGAATGGAGCACCATTTGGGTACTTCTTGATTAATGATTGGTTCTTCTTAAGCCAATCTATGGTTCCATCAACAGCACTTGCTACAGCAACTACAGTTGACTCTGATTCATTAACGGTAAATGGCATCTGGTCTGGGTAATACTTAACCCATTCTGCAGTTGCCTTCTCGATATCACCTTTATAGCGTGTACGGATATCATTCCATACTTGCTTAAAGTTAACGCTTCCACTTGCCTTTGCCCAGTCTTGCATATCAGACTTGAGTGTAGGTTGTGGTGAAGCTGGTGCTACGAAGTAGAAGAAGAAACGTAATCCTAGTACTGTAAGAGCAGTTGCTTGGATACGCTCTTGATACTTCTGTAGTTCGCCATCTGATGGACGATCCCAAGTCTGTGTCTGCTCATTAAACGTTGGCTTAACGCCATATCCAGCTGCTTCAAGGTATGTAGCAGCCTTACGTGTGGCAGATGCAAACTGAGAACGACGTTCATCGCGGTCTAATGTTGCAATGATACGGTTAATGTGACCTGGGAACAATGCATTCATCATTGTCTGGTCTTCTCCATAAGTACCAAATGCGATACGGTCTAGTGCATCAAATTGTGGTACTAAATCAAAGATAAACTTTAGCGGTACTGATGATAATGGTCCAGAGAATGTAGGAAACATTGCATCTGGATTCAATGATGGCGTAAGCATATTAATCTTTGCACCAAAATCAATAGGCATTGGTGTCTTAAATGCTTCTTCAACACCATAAGCCTGTGTAATACCAAGCATTGTTTGGTATACAGGTGTTAATCCTGGATACATAAAGTATGCTTCGCCGTTATCATCCTTTTTGATGAAACCATTGTGTGCAATACCTTCATAAACCAGTGAACCACGTACCAGTGACTCTGGATTGTAACGAACTACGCGATAAACACGGCGATAGAAGTCTTCGGTAGCACGATAGAAGCGTGCAAAGTTACGAACAGACATAGCTAATTGGCTACGTACGGCAGGATTATCTACGAAATTAAGAACTCTTTCTTTTGCCATATCTTCAGCAACTGAAATTATATGACGACTAGCAAAATCATCCGCTTCAGCAAGAGCATCACCGGTAAGTCCTGCTGTAATTCTATCTCTAATGGCTTTGTCAAAACCTGAGTCTTGCATCATCTTACGAACTGTAACAATTTCGTTAAGAACAATACCTTCACGAGAGAATCGAGCGTTTGCTTCACCCATTCCATCCCACGTGCGTTCAATAATTCCGCTTACTTGGAACTTCTGCTCGGAAACTGGTACCAATGTAGGACCTGAGATGTACTCTGGTACTAAATCTGGACGTGTATTATCTGGCAAGTCATCAATTGATAGTTCATCTGACTTAACAGTTACTTTACCCTTGGCATCCTTGAAACGAACTTTACTTAAAAGGTCTTCATTAATCTTTCCGTCAGCCTTAGAAAAGGTATTTCGTACAGCAGCATATGCTTTCTCTGCGTGAATCTGAGTATCGCCATTGAGCTGATACAACTCAAAGCGGTTTCTTTGCTCATCTGTAAGGTTGTCAAGATACTTACGCATCTCATCTACAGCCTTCTTAGGCTCATCGAGGTAAGTAACTGCTATCTTTCCAAGATCATCGTTGGAATGAATACCAATTTGCACTAACCAAGATACACGTGCCTGCATACTTGCTACTGGATTAAACTGAGTAAATGCCTTTTCTCCAGTAACGCGTACGTATTCTTCACCGTTAATAGTGATAGGAGCCATAGGACCAAAACGAGCCACGTCATCTATTGCTCTTAAGTACTGGTCTGCACCAGATAGTGCATTCTTACTTCCTTCTGATACTGCACGAAGTGTGTCAGGTAGATTTCCAAAGCGAGCAACTTCATCAAGAATTGCTGCACCACGTGGGTCTAAAATTTGAGGAACTGAACGACGCAATACTGCTTCGCCTAAAATTTTACGTACTGCATCTTCTGAATCAGCGTTATCAATCTTTGTCTTAAATTCTGCAAGTTCTTTTTTCTTTAGGAACTTATTAACTGCTCCTAGTTCACCCGCTTTAACATTAAGGGTAACTATATCTTTTGCTTTTTCTTTTGCGGTTTTTTCACCAGCAATACCCATACCAACACGAACACGTGTTGAGAACATACGGCCTCTAACAACTCCCCAAGGACTGCGACCAATAGCGAGATGCGCTAAAATATCCTCAATAGCATTACGAATAGCAAAACGTGGACCAGCAAGAGTCGCAATAACCCAACCTGATGTTAATGTATCAGCGCCTCTTCTGTGAGATAAACCAAATAGTTTATCAATCAGGCCAGTGCGTGAAGCAAGACGATCTAAGTCTTGAATTTTAGGTGTAGCAATACCAGTAGATAGTTGGTATGGAAATAAAGCAACCTGTTGTCCCGCAAACTCTGCAGGGTTTCCAAGGTTTTCTTTATTAATTACAATATCTGCTGCATATTGTTTGCTTAATCCTTTGCCCAAGAACTGATTAAAATTATCAAGACCTGCTGGACTCTTTGTAACGCCACGTACTTCATAAATTGTAGCAACTAAACCTTTGTAAATTTGCTTGCGCTGACCTTCACTACCAGCATCAAATGCTTCTGCAAGTATCTTTGAGTGATAACGGCTGTTAGTTAATCGTGATAACTGGAAGATTTGCTTAGATGCGTTTGCGCCCATTACATCAAAGTATCCATCCTTGAAGTAAGGAATGGTTGTAAACTTAGCTGAGAACTTATCAATGCGTTCTTGAATCTGGTCAATAGTAAAGCGCTTTGCACCATCTGGACCCTTGAGTTTACCAACTTGCTTTTCAGCGGCTGCAATAATCTCTGGTCTTTCAATTATACCGGTAGCGATTTCATCATAAGAAGGTGCTGCTCCATAGAGAGCAGTAACTAACTTACGACCAACTTTATCAATATTAAATACTTTATTGGCTCCTGTAAGAAAACCAATACGAGCCTGACGAGCAGCATCAAGACGAGGAATCAACGGAGTAATACGAGCAGGTTGACCTTTAAGGATGTTGTTAACATCTACAATGTTTTGGAAATAGTTCTTTGCAGTAGCAGCGTCTTTGACACCAGCCTTAATAAACTCATCTGATACTACAGGACCAAACTCTGGTACAAGACGTTTGATACGTGTCTGTATCTCAGTAGCCTTTGTAATGTCTTTTGCTTTACGAGCAGCGCTAAGTGCTTGCAGTTCAGAACCATACTGATTAAAGAAATCAACGACTGGCTTCTTATTAAAGGCTTGGTCTAATTTCTTAGGATCACCAATAATTTTAACAAGTGAGTAGTTTGCTACATCGTACACTTTCTTGGCTTTACCAAGCAATAGTGTTGGGTCTGCAAAGATTCTATATCCTGCATCTACTGTTCCAGAGATACCTGTGTAGAGGAAGCCTGAACCTTCCATAGATTCTGGAAGTATGTTTGCCACTGCTCTTCCTGGAGAGTACTGCGCTGCCTTAGCAGCGTCTAGTGCATCTTCATAAAGAGAATCTTTTTCCTGTGAGGCATTTGCAGCGATAGCCTTTTCTTCATCAGTTCCCTCAACGGTAATCTGAGCAAGGCTTTGACCTTGTGCAACCTTCATAGCAACGCTCATATAGTTTTCGCCGTACTTCTTCTTGGCTTTTTCTATACGAGAAACATTAAATAGTTCACGACCATCAGCACCAGCTAGGTCAAAGGCTTCACCTATGGTTTTAATACCACGCTTGCCTTGTTCTTTACCTGGTAATACTTCTTGAAAACCTAAACTAACTGTGCGATATGCACGAGTCATAAAGTCAGAGACTTCATCAAGACCCTTAAAAAGTCCTTTAGCAATGGCTGGAGTAAAACCTAGAACTGGATTGTAGTATTTCTTTACTGACTCAAACCAATTCTTTTCTTCTTCAGGTTTATCATCAACATCGCCGAATACTTTTACAAGTGCTTCCTTTTGACCGTTAGGAAGTTTGTTAAATTTCTGTTGGCTTTGAGCAGCAGGAAGAGAAGTAAGTTCCTTCTGCATACCCATTAACTTATTGAGTGCATCAATTTCTTTTTGCTCTGCTGGTGTAAGACCAGCTTGAGAAGCAGCAGCCTTTAGACCATCACCAGCCACTATAGACCTCGCACTAAGGCGTTTTGATACATAACGTTAACTTCGCCTGTTGTGTCATAAGGTAGCATTTTAGCCAAGATGTCAGATAGTTTCTGACTTCCTTGCATTGCTTTCAAACCTAGAGCTTCAGATCCTGGACCTGCACCCATATCAATACCAGCTGTTACTGGTTCGTCAGGACGTTGGCTAGGTGCAAAGAGTTCTGTGACTGGTGCAGATGGAACTGGTGCATTGGCAGGACGACCACCAACATTGTCTGCTACGCCACGTGTTGCAGCGAGTGGAGCACCAGACTTAACTGATGCTGTTTCTACACCTTCTCCGTAATATTGTGAAGGTAAATCTGTTCTCTTTGAGAACTTACCAGGACCTGCAGCACCGGCGAGTGGACCTCTAGCCATCTGTTTCCTCCTGTATTGTTTCTAAATCTTGTGAAAATTCTTCCCACACTTTGATTGTGGCTGACTTTTGATTAGCGTGATATATAGATAGTTCGTATAACTCAGAAGCAAATGCTTCTACTGTCTGTGTTAGGTTATACATAAACCCTGTAAGGATTACCAAAAAATCTGTCGGGCGTACTGGACGCGGAAGTTTTTCTTGCTTACTCATCGTCCAGTACACCTTTCAGGTAAATAACTTAAGCCTTCTTGCCTTTGCGTCCAGGAACGTTCATTCCGAAGAATACTTTTCCGCCTACTGGCTTTGCTGTATCTTTCTTGCCTTCTACTGGCTTTACTTGTACAGCTTTTTCAAATGTACCTTTTTTCATATTTGCACCTCCTTCACTTATGCTGCCCCACCAATAGAGGCTAGTAGTTGCGCTATATCGGGACGTTGACCAGCAGCAGGGGCCTGACCAGCTTGTTCTTGTGGAGGTTGCTGCGAGGCAGGAGCGGGGGCCGCACCTGCTGCTGGAATCTGTTGCTCCATACCTGGCGCAGTTGGCGCAACTGGTGGAACGGGTTCTGGCATAAATACTTTTTCTACAGTTGACTCTAATGAGAGTCCCTTTTGGCGACCTTGGATAACACCAGCGATACGCTTGACAATCTCTTCAGGGTTTTGCCCCTGCGCCGCCATAGCAGGAATAGCTTGAGCATACTGAGCAACGGCAACGCGCAAAGAATCACGCATCTCTTCAATATCAACACGCTGTTCCTCCTGAGTTACATTGAGGTCCATTGGAATCTCACGGCGTACATAGTCACGTGATACAAGTTTATCTGAACGCATCTGTAGTAATGCAATGATTGCACGGTTAGGATCCATACCAGACATAATTCCGTAACGGACGTCTACTCCGTATTCGCCCTTGATGTCACGAGATGGTGTGTACTTCATTGTGTATGGAGTACCGTCATCTGTTCCCTTAATTGTCTTGGTCATAGAACCAAAGACAACCTCGTCAATTTCAAAACACATAGATACGAGTTCTTGGAAGAGGCGTGCAAATTGTGCTTGAGCTGATTTAATCTGTGTATCAAATCCAGCCTGTAGTGCTTGGACTCCACGACCTGTAACAACAGATGCGCTGATATCTCCTGAACGAGACTCAGGATAGCGAGCACCTAAGCGTAGTTCACGCTCTAGAACACCTGATTCTGTAAATACTCCAGGTGGTAGCTCTAGTGGAACACGACGAATGTTTTGTGGCTGAGATGAACGCATAATTGCATCAGGTCCCAAAGCAAGTTCTTGCACATCTTGTGGAATAGCAATAGGTGCTTGGATAGACTTCTCAGCGGCTTGAATCTGCAATACTGCAAAGCGAGCACGAGCAAGTTGTACTGCTAGTACATCATCGAACTGACCACGTGCTTCGCCATCTAATGATGAACGAGTGACAACACGTGCTAGACACTTACCAATCTGGTTCTTAACACGAGAGATAACTAGGTTCTCACGCTCTGGTAGGTAGATAAGGTCTTGGTCTTTATCGTGGTAGCGCACCATTGAGATATATGGAGATGATGTCTGGTAGGCACGACGGTTAATAATCTGATCGTAGAACTCTGGGTACTGTGACGCTAGTGTCTCAGCATCTGTTACGACTACTTGAGTCATAGAGATACAGCGACCAAAGCGGTCTACTTCAGGATATACACCAAAAGGATTAAGCAAACGGATACGAGGGTTGTTTGTCTCGTAATCCATTTCAATAATTGCTGGAAGCAAACCGTATGTGTTGTACCAATCAGCACCGGTATACATCTGAAGTTGTAGGTCAGATGAACCGACGTAGTAGTTGGCAATACGAGTACGGGTGTCTGCTGCCTTACGTTGTGCGTCAGAGACCATATTGGTAGCTGAGCAGTTAAAGGAAGGTAGCGGTGCCATTGCTTCTGCAAGGTCACGTGCTGCAACGTCAATGAAGTTAGCGACGAGAGGCTTTGGATAGTCCTCTGAAAACATTGAAGGAAATACCTTAGAGATATCACCTTGACGCACGGAGAGAACATCGCGCATACGCTGGTCACGCGCTGATGAGCGTGTCTTTAAGCGCGATAGTTTCGCGTCAACTTCTTTGACTGATAACAAGTGGGGTCCCTACTTAGACTTTAAGTTTTTTGACTTTACGTTTTTCATAGTTTTTTTGTCGTATGTATTTGGAAGTTTTTTAGCAAATTTAATATCACGTGCTTTTATATCATCCGCTACTTTAGCAGCGTTTCCATAAGCAGATTTTGGATTTTGCTTAAAAGCTTTTATATTAGCTTTGGCTAGATTTTGTGTTACTAAACGTTCTTTAGCATTCTTTTTTGCAACAGCCTTCTTGACTGGAGAAGCAAGAGACTTTCCTTGTGCTGCTTTTAATGCACGAGCACTTGCTTTTGTGGCAGCCTTTGTTGCTACCTTTTTAGCTGCGTCACCTGCAACCTTCTTGGCAACAGCACGTGCTGCGGCTCCTACTGCTAATCCTATTAATGGTGCTGGCATTTTATTTTTCCTTAATTAGTTTTCTTGTATAATCCTGGGTACTTCTTCTCAAGAGCTTTCTTTGCGCCCTTTTCGTATTCTTTTACACCTTGAGGTGAAGTGCGCTTTTGGATTGCTTTAACTGCTGCTGGTCCTGTAAGCGGCATCTTAGCCTTTGTCTTTGGATTGACAGGCTTTACTTTTACCTTTGGCTTTGGAGTTGGTTTCATAGCCATTATTTTTTGCCAGCTTTCTTAACAGTTGATTTAGATTTTGATTTTGATTTTGATTTATCTACAGCTTTTTGTGCTACAGCTCCAACTGCTACTCCTGCAATTATTCCTTTTGTAGCACCGACTCTTTTACCAACCTTATAAGAACCTTCAAGTTGTTTAGCGCGAGCTTCTTTTTGCGCTTTGTATCTTGCTTTATTCTTTTCCAACTTATCAAGATCTTTATTCTTCAAAGACTCAGCAGATTTATTTTGCTTAACAAGAGCACGGCGTTCTGCAGCGCTAAGTTCGCTGCCGCGATATGAATAGCCACCAGGGCCACGTCCTGAACCGCCAGCGATTCCTTCAATACGATTGGCTGTAGCCATTAGCACTTACACGCTTTCTTTGACTTGCCGCACTTCTTACACTTCATATCTGACTTCTTAATCATTGTCTTAGCCATTATGATCTCCTTAGATGAACGTTTTGTTTTGCTCTGCGAATAGTTCATCTAGGTTGACAACTGTTCGCTTGCCTATCTCGTGACGAGAAAGGAATGGGTTTGCTAGGTGATGCTTTGAGTACTTGCCGTAGTTGAGCATCTCACGGGCGCGGATTTCACAGAACCAGAGCGCCATCACTAAGTCAGTCTTACCCTTAGTAGTCGGTGACCACGTAATCAATTGCTCTATCAGAGCCTTGACATTTTCAGTCTGATCTGAAGGTAAGTGAATAAGATTATCTCGATGGTGCTTGCCATCGTGTTGCTTGGTACCGAATAGGCTAGACATAGAGGCTACGCCGAAGCCAGCATCCCATTTGTTAGAGCCGGTATGGTGTTCCTTAAACTGAACGCCACGTGTTGCTAGGTGCTGACGGATACCTTCATCTTGTGTAAGGAAGGACTGAAAAGCGTTCTTCTCTACTATCCACTCACTTGGTGAGTAGATAGAAGTCCAGTCAAATATTAAGTTACGGATAGCTGCAGGGGACGGACGGCTAATCTTGATAGCATCTACGATGTATCTCTTATTCGTACTGCGGTCTACTGCGTAGCAGATAGCTGCGGTATCACCAATCATTGCAGGGTCTAGCCCACAGATAATAGAAAAGCCGTTTAAGTCTCGCGGATGTCCTGGATGACCGGCGGTTAACGGACCCGACTTACGCATTCCATCAATCGAACCACGAACACATACAGGGTCAAAAGCAGAGTCATCTGATATGTCCTGTTGTTGGTAGATCAATGCCCACGTTGAGGCATCCATTGATTGGCGTTCATTAAATAAGTTGCGGCCTGACCAGCGTGGGTATAGTCCAGTAACTTCATCCTTATCGGATTCAGCCTGACCGTCAAAAGGTGCATCTGATGCAGGCCACAAAGTCTCCCACTTGTCGGGGTTCTCATCAGCCGTTAAAAGCGCTGGCATTGCTAGATATGTCCAAGGCACTAAGCCGCCTGGGTATCTATCTTCATTGCGAAGTTCTTTGTATAAATCTACAGAGGCTACGCGGGTACCGATAATAATTAACTTACCCGTTGGGTTAAGACGGGACCGCACGTCCTGCGTTAGCCACTTAATCTGTCGCTCAAAGTCATTGGCGTTACTCAAAGTAACAGCGTCATCTACAATAATCATATCGGCACGCTTGCCGTAAATCTGACCGCCGATACCGACGGCCTCAATGTTCGGATCCTTTTCACCTGACTCACGGAGTTCATCTCCGAAGGTGATACGGGTTGCCTGCCACGAAGCTGACTTAGAGTTAAAGCCGACACCAGCGGCGTAAGCCTGCTGGAGTTTCTCATACATCGGGTGGGTAAGTCTTTGCTTAATAGCGTAGAGGAAGTCTGCCGCTAGTCGCTGAGTCTGGGAAACAATCAAAACTCTAAAGTTCGGGTTCTGGGCTACCATCCACGTTACGTAGTCCACGGTTATCGTCATAGACTTGGCGTGGTTTGGCGGGATGTTAATCAGGATGCGGTTATTGGCAACGCCTGGCTCATACTTCATAGAAGGGTGTAACCAGCCGGGCTGCCTGCCCTCGATGACATCTACGATGTTCTTCTGATGGGCGAAAGTCTTGGAGTGCAAGAAGCGCTCACGGAATTCTTCAAAGCTGATATCGTGGACATCGCCTGAGGCAAAGGACTTGTCCTTAAGACCCAGACGGGTACGATCAATTTTATCGGTGAATACTTTGTCGGTACGACGGTAGTACTCATACGTCTTCATAGACTTACCGGCTGAAGCGCAGGCTTGCTCTATGGTCATACCCTCTGCTACACAGCCAAGGATAATTCTCTTGGCTATGTCGGCGGAATTCTCTGCCACGTATATCTCCTCAAAGCGCCGAGTGGCGCGGAATGCCTTCTTCGTTTATACCGGCTTGAGGATATTTTTAATAAAATACCGGTTGTCGGAATTTGATAGAACTATCCCAACTAAAACCTGCGACTGCAGGTACTGGTCGGGCTTAGCGCCCGAACGAGCCACAGCGAAGTGAGGGGTAAAGGCTAGCTCGTCCTTAGGGGACTCGCGGAGCGGTAGCGTAGCGCACCATTCGGGGCTTCCCCTGCTTACAGCCCCTACTATATAGAAGGCAGGAAATTTAACTCATTTCCCGTGTTGTTAAAAAATACTTTATATTTGTGATAGACATCACAGGTTTTTAATAGCTGACCTGCGGTTTTACTAGATCACCATTTCACTTTAGGAAAAATATTTTTGATGGGTACACAGTACCACCCGCGCTGAGTTTAAGCAACGGGGGGTCAGTTTTCTGCCCGTCTAGCGTTGCCCCCACCCCCTATGGGGCGCGGTTGGCGGTTGGTTAAGCGGGGCGGGCTTTCTACCCTATCGGCACTTATTTAATGCCCCCCTCAACAGAGTTAACAATATCTTCGCCAAGCGGGAGTAAGTAATAAAGAAAGGAAGTCCACCTATGAACTACAACCCCGAAGAACTGCCAATGCTCCACCGTTTGGACAGCCACTCCCGCTCTGCCCTTGTCTCCTTCCTCTGTGTCTATGCCATCCAGCACCCCGACGAGGTCGGAGCCGTTGGTGCTTGGCTATCTGCTGGCAAGGCTTTCGACCCCTACGGCGACACCCGCGCAGGGCGACGACTCCGCAAGAAATAGCCCCACAGTTTCGAGCTTTGGCTGCCGACCTGGTGCCAACGGGCCCGTGAGCGTACCGACCCACCCTCAGCTCGTAGCCACGCCAAAGATCGAACAGACTGGCTATGTGGTAGAGACACACAGTTTCTGCTACTCTGGGCCCGTGGGAAACCGACAAGCCCCACGGATTCGGATCTAGAAATGAACAAAGAAACAGAAAACGCTTTAATAGAGATGTTCACAAAGTTAGACTCAATTAAACCTTTTACAGTTGGGCAAATGAAAAAAGCCCTCGAAGGTTTATCAGATGACACGCAAATTCTTATCGGTGGAGACGAAAACTCTTCTTTTGATTGGGCTAATTTGGAAACAAACTACAACCAACCAAACGAGGAAGAAGGATTTTCTGCCCTGACTTTCTACATTAAAGACGACTACGACCCACGCCAATTCTAAGGAGAAGTAATGTTTACTTACGAAATCACAGTTCGATTTACAACAGATAGAGAACTTACAGAAGAAGAAAAAGGAACTCTTCAATTGCAAGTAATCGCACAAGTTCAAGAACCAGTTGACGCAGAAGGCGACGACGTCACCTACTCAACCGCAGAAATTTACATTTCAGACATTAACAAAGCAAAGGAAACCAACTAATGGAAAACTGGAAAGAAGAACACTTAGAACGCTTGCACCAATCAGAAGACAGAGCCTATGCACGACGTGACGACGTAGAAAAAGCAATTTCTTCTGTAATCGGTGAAGAACTAAAGAAGAATTCCTTTTTCCTTCTTCGCCAACTCTTCAGTGAATACGAAGAAGCAGAAGCGCTATGTGTTGTAAGAACTGACCGATTGACCGAGTTCCAAATAAACATCTAAATTCGATCTCTATACCGTATATAAACAACTAACAGAAAGAAGGCATAAAATGATTACAAACTCAAAGACAAATTACAAAGGACGTGTGTGGACTTGCGACGAACACAACGCAATCATCGAAGCGTTCTACAACCAAGGTATGACCAAAACGGCGCAGGGATTCCTGCAAACTGTCCACCCAAAGAAGGGCAACGCTTGCAAAGAGTGCGCCCGACTTTACGAAGAAACCCCACCATCTAACCGCTAAAAGCCCGAAACGCCGTGAGGCGTCCAGTCGTAAGGCGACTGCTGACGAGGGCAACTACTCGCAGAAACGACAATAGAAAGGCAAGACAAATGTTAATCAAAGTAAACGCAGAGAACGACACAAACGGAAACCCACGCAGAGGTTGGTTACACATAGAATCTGAAGGGCGTTTTCTTGGTTTTTACCCTGAAGGCTACGACGACGGCGGAGAGATTCTCCGCAACCTTCGCAGGATTGAACCCGAAGCATATCCATCTATAAACATCACTCCGAAGGAGTACAAGCGCCTAAAAGGTTTAGTGGCTTAATGATTACCAAAAGAGGCAAACGGGCCCGTGCCGTGCTGATCTTTTTTGTTTTGGGTCTTGCTGCTTGGAGCTTTTGGCAGGTGACCGCCAACCTATGGGCGACGCCGTCGGGTTGGTGCTGGGGCCCAATGATTGAGTGCGTCAAGATGTAGAGGGAGCGGGCGAAGGCGCAGGTTTTAGCTGGCGTTGGACTATCACGCACCGGCTTTGTCGGGTCGGTGTGTGGTAGCCTACCACCAGTAGGCGGCCTCTTAGAGTGAGAGGGCGAGAGAGAGGGAGAAGGCGAGCAAATGAGTAAAGAATATAGCTACGTAATTCTTTATAGAGAGGGAACAGGTTGGGAATTAGATTATTTATCTGAGGAACAGTTCTTTCCTAACGGCACGATTTACAACACAGAGACAACACAATGGGAGCACGGCTACCAAGGTGAAGGCGAGTACAACGCTGATGAGAAAGCAGTTACGGAGCAATTAGTTAAAGCTCTACAACAGATGAACGGAGATGACTAATGGGAATGTGGGATGACCCTGAAATAGTCAAGTGTATTAGTTGCAACCGAGAGTTTGATCGAAACAATTATGTGTCGTACACCTGCGCAAATTGCGAAAGTGGAGTGGTAGAGAGGATAGAAGAATGACTGAACCAACGAAAGAATATTGGCAAGCGAAGGCTGATTTATGTAAAGCTACTGCCTTGAAACAACTAGAGGACTTGAACTCTTACGATGCGATGAAGAACCTGGAGCGTATGGTCTATGCTCTTAGTAGAGTAGGAATTACTAATGAGAAAGAGGGCGAGAGTAATGAGTGAAGTAATAGCATTTCACCCCAAAGTATCACCCCTATTCACCTTCTATGAGGTGGTAGAGGGAGAGGGCAATGCTATATGGGGCGGTAACGACCCGATAGAGGCAGTCCAATGGCTACGCCGTAGCCCGATTAACTCACGCTTACTGGTATCCGGGTGGGACGCTGAGGATGAGGACGCGATGCTGGTGGGTCAGCCGCTAGACATCACAAAGATAGTCTTTGCTACCTTGGCAGGTGTCTTATGATTCTTGGAATCATCGGCGTAATGGTACTCTTCTACCTATTACTAGTAGCTGAGGATAAACTTAATGACTGAGACTGATAGAAGGATTGCGAGTGCAAAAAAGCAAGCAGTGAGTTATCGCAATTACAGAAGAGCGAGAGATCGAGCTTTATCACGGTTGGCTAATGCCTACCCCGATACCTATAAGCAATTACTGGAAGAGGAGAAGGCGTTTGATGAAGAGCAAGGTAAAAAGTGGGTTGATATTGACGGCAGCACTAATCCTTCTATGGATATTCGCACCCGAACCAATACATCAGATAGTCGAGCAGCCAAAAGATCTAGTCGTAGTAGCAAGACACGCGACAATGGAGGAGAAGCGTGAGAACAAGGCACTTATCGTTAGTTACTCACGAGCACTTGGATACAGTAAGCGAGAGCAAGCGTGCCTTATCGCCCTATGGACCCGTGAGAGCAGGCTTGACCATCTCGCAGACAACCCAAAGTCAACGGCTTTCGGAATTGCTCAGCTCCTTAGAGAGCGCAGTCGAGAACCTGAATTACAAATCCTTCACGGTATACGATACCTTGAACACCGCTATCGAGGCAGTGCGTGCCGCGCTCTTGCCCACTCAGACAGAAGAGGCTGGTACTAAATGACTGAGGAAGAGTGGTTTGAAAGCGGTCCAATAAAAAGAGAGATGCTGGAATTATGGCTATCTTTAACAAACAATAAGGAGAACAGATGATTACCGGTGTATCACTATTCGCTGGTGTTGGTGGCTTCGATCTAGCTATGGAACGCCAAGGGGTAAAGGTTGTAGCCTCTGTTGAGATAGACAAGCACTGCCAGTCAGTGTTGGAACGCAAGTTCCCTGATGCAAAACTATTTGATGATGTAACTACAGTGAAAGGAAGTGATTTAATTGGAGCAGGATTTAACCCAAGCAAAGGAATTATTGCAGGAGGATTTCCCTGCCAAGACCTCAGCGTCGCTGGCAAAAGGGCTGGTCTTGCTGGCGCACGAAGCGGGCTTTTCTGGGAAGCTGCAAGAATTGTGGAAGAAGCGCAAAGCGAATACTTCATCCTCGAAAACGTCCCTGGTCTGCTATCCAGTAACAAAGGCGCAGATTTTGGAGTCGTCCTCGGGACGATGGCCGACCTCGGGTATTCTGTCGGATGGCGTGTGCTTGATGCTCAGTACTTCGGATTACCCCAGCGCAGGAAAAGAGTCTTCATCGTTGGCAGACGTTCTCTTGACTCAGGAAGTCCTGCCGAAATACTTTTTAAGTCAGAAGGCTTGCGAAGGGATTCTTCGCAGAGCCAACCGACGAGGCAAGACACTACCTCCAGCATTACAGGAAGCTTTAGAAAAGCAAGCCTCGGTAGTGGAAAAGATATAGCAAACTGTATACCAGCAGAGTTATATCATCACGGAACTGTTGTTAATCAAGATGCCAACAATGGACACGTAGTTATTCAAGAAGGATATACATCATCATCCTTTGGTGGGTATAAAGAAGGAGTTGGAACTCTACGCTCAGCAGGTGGAGATTTAGGTGGAGGCAGTGAAAACCTTGTGGTACACAAAGAGTAGACGGGCGCAAAATGACGAAGACTACGAAACGTGGGTGGAAGGTGGAGTTATGCCTACACTAAACGCCTTTGATAACGGCGATATCAGAACAACAGTTTTGATTATGCGAAACCGAGAGGGTAAACCAGGCGGTGGCAAAGGGCCAATGCTAGGAGAAAAGAGTTTTACTTTGGCGACTAATAACGATCAGACTCTGTTTATTTTTTATGGTAATAGAGTAGATGATGTACGTATTCAAGGTGGAGTGATAAACACACTACAGGCACGTATGGGAACAGGCGGAAACAATATGCCAATGGTTGCATATCCAATACAAGATGGTCGTGATATGAATAAAGAACAAAATGGTATTGGTTTGGGTAAAGAAACTGACCCTTCATACACTCTTGATAGTACTGGTGCTCAATCAGTTGCTTATGCAATACAAGGTACCGTGATAGGCCGCAGTGATACTGCAGGTCCAGCTGGTAAAGGGTATGGCGAAGCCGATGATCCAATGTTTACTATAGATACAGTAGGAGGTCACGCAGTGGCAACAGAAACGCAGGTACGCAGGCTTACTCCGCTAGAATGTGAAAGATTACAGGGTTTTCCTGATGACTGGACTGCTGGTCAGTCCGAATCAGCTAGGTATAAACAGATGGGAAACGCGGTGGCAGTACCAGTAGTTGAGTGGATTATCCAAGGAATAGTTGATACACTTATCTAGCCTACTTCATTCGGCCCAGTAAAACCACACTGTTACTTGCCTTCCAGTGTGGTTTTACTTTTTCTTTATCCAATACTGAGTGTTAGCTACAACCAAATCAAACTCGTCTCTATGGCGTTCAGCAAAGAGGAGGATGCCAGCTTTAGGCGATTGAGAGGGAGGCAAGTCAGCGCCCCACGTAAGATCATCGAAAGCCATAATGCCACCGGACTTGAGCAAGGGCCAACTTAGTTCAGCATCGAGCAATACACCTACTGTTGTGTGGTCTGCGTCAATGTAAATGAAGTCGTATTCAACGAGATGTTCTCTCTGTTCTGCCAACCTTGATAAGAGAAAGTTAGTTGTAGTGGTGCGGTAGTTGTAGCATCTACTGTACTTTTCATAGTCGCCTAAACGATTAAGGTAAGTGTTCATAACATCATCAAAGTCCATAGACTTATGCTCATCTTCATCGCTACCTTCCCACGTATCCACGTCAGTAAGATAGGAAGTATCATCGGTAAGTATGTTATCCATTAACCAAGCACTAGCATCGCCAGTAAAAGCACCGAGCTGAAGATAACGTAGGTTAGGCAAACCTTTATCTTGTATCAGATATGTTGCGAAGTTATCTATTGCACTCTTAGCAAACCAATTA